TGGTTTCAAGATCTCCTGATGGTTTATTTTGCTTCTCTTCTTTTGGTACTTCCCAATTGTAAATTGCAAGCTTGCCATTTTGGAGCAGTGGGCCTTTCAAGTCTTTGATGGATTCGCCATTATAGACAAAATCATAGTTGACTTGTACAAGCACACGTTTTCCTTCACTGAATTTTTCAGTGTGATCTGGATCAATCAAAGTGAAGATGTCGTGTTCTTTGTAGGTCTTACCTACTTGAGCAGCTTCCACAAGCTCAAGCGCTTGCTTGTAAAGAGTTGGATCAAGTGGATTGTCTTGATTGGTCACAGCTACAAGGACAGACCAGTCAGCAAGAGCTTTGTTGTTTTGGATTTGAGCATCTTTCTTCTCATTCTCTTGAGTTAGATCTTGAATCTTTAGAATAGCTCCCTTGTTAGCCTCAATAGATTTATCAAGTTCTTTCTTCAGTGCCACGATAGCCCCAGAAGGGTCTAATTCCATTCTGACAAGATTCAAGACAGCATCCACAAGCGCTGTTTCTTCATCCCCCATGCGATTGTTTGGAAGAGATTCTTCAAATACCCGGTATGGATAATCTTGCTTGATGGAAACCTTTGTGGCATTCGCTACTGGGTCATAGGATTTGAACTGTACTTTATAATTCATTAAGCATTCACCTCATTCTTATTCTTCACTTCTTCAAAAAGGTCCTTCAAATCTTTGTCAGATTCCAGAACAGTGCGATAGATTTCTAGTTCTTCGATGAGCTGTGCTTTCTCATGCTGCGCTTCATTTAAACGTGCTTTGAATTCAGCTTCATTGATTGATTTGCTAGCTAATTGATTAGCTAGATCTGTGATGATTGATACATAAGTATTTTCTTTCATTTTGTTACCTTTCTAGATACCGTAGTTCTTGAGTGTCTGCAATTCGTTTCTTAAAGCGTTCACAAGCGACTCATTCAAAGTGTGATTATGTCTATTTGCTCCTGTTCCTGAATGTGCTGTTGTATAATTGACATTTGCGAAGTGTTGCCAGCAATTTACTAATGTTCTAAGGACTTCACGCAGCCAAAATCCGTCTGTTCCAGAAGGTTTATTTAACAATTTGAAATCTCCTGAAAATATTTTAGAATTCCTGCTGTTTGTACCGAAGGGTAAAATAGTAGGATCAAGCCAAGTGTTGATCTGCCATCCGTAAGGATTGGAATTAGTTGTAGGGTCATATTCGTAAGAGTGTGTGAATTTTATTCTGTCTCCTACAAGTGTAACTTTATCAGCGTTATCGTGATCAGCTGTGATGGTTCCTTTGATGGTATCCACTATCATCCCATTGAATCCCCCGTGATTCCAATTGCGGTTTACATCATTGTCCCGACGGTCTGCCCCTATGATCACACGGCTGTTTATCATAGTTCTACCGTTAACGGAAACAGGGTTGTTAAGAAACATCATACCTTGACTTGAAGCATTTGCTTCATCCCGGAAAACACCGGTTTTATTGTCTCTGAATGACAATCGTCCATTGTCTAGATCAAAACTAGACACACCAGAATTTGCTGTCAGTCTTCCTCCACGGATATCATTTGCGGAGATTCCTACAGATGTTAGTTGAGTGATGAAGGCTCTCTGTGAAGCTAGTTCTCTGATGAATGCTTGATTTGATACAAGCTTGTTGATCATAGCATAGTCAACTAGTAACTTATCTGCTGTAACTGCATTGCTGGCCAGGATCTGAGTGGTTACTGATCCAGATTCCATGTGTCCTGTTCGAACACTCTGAGATGCCAGATGTCTGCTTGTGATAGATCCATCAACTACCATGTCACCTTTCACTTTGATCAGTTGTGCGATCAAAGCAATGGATTCTGGTTCTTGCACAAGCAAGGAACTGATGGTCCTTCCATTGATGCTCTTACCTGTGCCAAATGAGATCTGACCTGGTGTGATCTGGATATCTGTTTTTCTCAGCATGTCACCCATTTGATTGGTGATTGTCGTAAATTGTCCGTCTACTGTCTGCTTGTACTCAGCAAGCTTGGCTTCAATCACAGATGAACCGTTATCTGTTGGCGGTTGGTAAGCTCTCTTGATAGATCCTTCATACACATCAATGTCACCAAAATAGAGACTTGCTGTCTGTCCATTTGATGATCCAGTGTTGTCAAATCTCAAAAATGCTTCATCATAGTCTTCTGTGTTGACCGTGAAATAGTAGCGTGTGATGCTATCTTGTGTTACAGTGATCTTGTCAGCAAGTGTGACCACTTTTGTAAAAGTCCCCGACTCACCTTTTTTTCGTGCTAGGAAGTAGAATGTGGCATTCTTAAGATTATCTGATCCAATTGCATCAAATGAAATCGTGTAAGTTGTATTTCTTTTGATGTTGAAGCGTTGGGATGCTGCTACTTTAGTAGTATCACTTGCATTTTCAATTTTAAAGAGCTTTCTGGATCCGTTGTAGTAGAGTGGATTAGTTGAGACCGTTACTATTGGAGTCACTCCGGGGTCATAATACCCCCAACCTTCGACATTTTGAGGATTTCCGCTGTTCTTGAGCAGGTTTTCACCGGCCTGAACAATTTCGTCAAATCTTCTTGTAATTCCAGCTACGTCCTCAGTGTATTGCGATTTAGCAACATACCCTTGTTCTAGAATCTGTCTGGTTGCTTTTAAAACGTCCACAGCAGCTTTCTCAGAGTATGTCAGCATGCGTTGCTCAAGTTCACCGCTTGGACCAGTCTTGGTCTCTAATTTAGTTAATTGAGTGGATAGGCCTTCCACTGTCTTCTCAAAAGTGGCCTGTGCTTGCTCAACTAGATAATTTTGATCTTCTGGAGCTGGTTGCCATTTACGTTCATTGTTGCCTTCATAGAAATCAAGCTCTGTCATAAACATTCCAGACCACACATTTGTTCTTCCTTGGTATTCAAAGAGAAGATACCCTTCGTCAAAAGCTCCTGTGTTGAAGCTGAATGATTTCTTGACAGCTCTGTCTGAGTTGAAAGCTGGTGAACCAATTTTGTCAAAAATTACCTGTTTTTCGTCAAAATCATTGATAGATCCCTTTCTGCGTTTGCAAAAGGTAATCTTGACCCTTGCAGTATTGGCATCAAAAGCTGTTAAATTAAGCATATAATTTGTATTTTGCTTGATGATGAAGCGTGGGCTATGAACGGATGCTCCATTACTCAATAGAAACATGCGTTTCTGTCCATTGAAATAGTAGTGATGAGCGGTGAAACTCATTCTTCCGTTTGGTTCAGTCCAGTATTTTAGTCCCTCATCTGCCCTTGAGTTCCTGAGCATGTTAGGGCCACCACCGACACCGATCGTAGTGAACTCTTCTTTGACTCCTGCCACCGTCTGCTCGACATAAGAGCGATCTGCTTTGCCACTTGTGACATTTGTCAGGTCAGAAATGGCTTTCTCAGTGGTCTGCTCAAACCGTGATTGTGCGCCTTGGATCCCAACAAATTGGCTCTGTGTCTGATCTTTGAAATCGTTGATCAATTTCTTTATATCTACATCACTGGTCTTTAATTGGTCAGTAGTAGCTTCCAAGCCTTCCATCTTGACTTCAATACCATTGTATTGAGCCTTAAACTCTTCCACAATTTCATTTTTGTTCGCTTGGTTTGCTGCTTTGATCTTCTCAGTGACTTGAGCTGAGATTTCTTCTTTGACTACTTCAGCTTGTGCTTTAGCTTGCTCAATTCCATCAGTGATCTCTTTCTCCAAAGCTTCTGCCTTGTCTTCAAAAGCCCTGTTGGCATTGTCAACCAATACTTTCAATTTCTTGTAGTATTCATCATCCTCTTGAGTCTTTTGGACTGTATCTAGGATTTCAGATGCTACATCAGAAATTCCATTAGAGCCTGATAGTCCTCCACCGTGACCAGCCTTGTCATCGAATGTAAGAGAGATATACTCTTCTGACAGAGCATCATAGACATAACCCACAGCTTTCTTCTTCAGCATGACATCATGCTTTAAACTCATGATGGTCACTGTATCACCAAGATGCACAGTTTGACCATCTAGCTCATAGGCTTCGACTTTAATCTGATCAGTGGACTTGTCAATGTCTCCATTCTTGAATTTGGCTTCACCCCATTTTCTCAATTCTTCCTCTGTAGTAAGATCATTATTCTCATACTCAGCTTCATTGATATAAGGGTAGCTTCCAATGAGGGGGCTGTCCACAGTGACTTTCAAAACCGTGTCTTCTTCTGCTCCCTCTGGTTTGAATGTTGATTTCAGATGTAGCCTTGTGATGATGCTGGAACTGCTCTTATTCCGTTCATATTGCTTCAAGTTTTGATGTGTAGTGATTACCACACCACGATCAATGCCCCGACTCTTTGGAATATCAATCAGGAAGTTGTCACGGATCATTTCGCCTTCCCAAGCACCAACGATGGAATGTTTTCCATCCATAAGAATCTTATAGAGCGTTTCATCTTCTGTAGTGTTGAAGGTTCTATTGTCCATGATGTTACTTGTGAAAGAAAACTTCCCAAGTGGTGTCTTGACTGCTGAAATCATAGCATTCAAGGCGATTTGACAGGTTGAGTTTGAAACCTTGATAGGACGAACAGAGCGCTTGAAGATGTCCTCTGTGATGTGCTGACAAGTCAGACTTACTGTGTCATCTTGCTCACTGATTTCCTTAATTCGGAATAGTTGCCGGCCAGTGACAGGGGTGGGGGCAATGATGAGCATATCTTCCTGAAACTTCTTATAAATTTCAGTGTCTGTGATTGGATAATCAACCTTGAGAGTGTAGCTCACGTTGATTACTTCTTCAACTTCTGCTTTTGTTGCTTCATGGAGTGGTTGACCATTCCATTTCACTGTTTGAGCATTTCTATCTAATAGATATAGAATTATAACCACCCCCAATTAGTTTCAAAGACAAGCGATTGAATACCTGGTCCCAAAACCACACCTACCGTCTTCTGAGCTTGGTTGGCGTCAATTGTGATGAAGTCTCCTGACCACTTCACCAGATTCCCTTTCTTGTCCAAAAAGCTCGGTTTCTGTGGATCATTCACCATCACAGCGCTATCAGATAGCTGTTCAAGTTTGATGGTTTGCTTCCCGATTGTGAAACTGGTCTCAGATGAGCTGTTCCCTCTAATTGTGATTTTAGGGAAAGCAAGTGAGCTACCTTGCAGCCTGAGAACACCATTTGAAGTAAGAGTTTGAACATCGTTGTTCTTCATGTATTTTGTAGGGTGACAAATGAATGTCACCTCTAAAGAATACATTTTAGTTTTATCTCTCTGAGTGTCAGACACCTTTGTCTGATAACAGAACCATCTTGTGAGCTTGTTCTGTTGGTTCTCAAGCCAAAAGTTTCTTTTAGAAAGGAATTGGACAAATTCAAGGACTTGCAGTTCTGTTGGGTTGATGAGTTGAAGAGTGTATTTCTTCTCAATAGCTTCCCTGTGAGGGTTTGACTGAACAATATATCCACTGACTCCATCATGGCTCAATAGTTTGTCCTTAGAAAGACCAACTTGAATTGTAGGACCTTCAAGAACAATCACATCAAATGGAAATGATGAAGTTCCAACTCCATCAATGATCAATTCGTTGTATTTTACCATGCAGGCGCTCCTCTCAATTCTTTTTGTCTTCTTAATTCAGCAGCTATCTTCTGAGATACCTTATTAGCAATCTTCTCAATATCAGCTTCTTCTCTGATGATGTTGTCAGAGATGTTGATGTTGATCACGGTTCCTTGTGGATCCATTGTTTGGGCAATGCCTCGACCAATGGCGCTCAAGTTACGTTCATTCAGTGGTAGGACTGCTTCTTTTCCAGCTTCCCCACCAACCATGAGGCTATTCCCGTTCATTCCAAATGCTGTGGGCTTTGTTAAGATACCACCTTTGGCATACCAGTCAATTCCGATACTTGGAATCCCTTTACCTTTCAGCCAGTCCATTGGATTCAGCGATCCACTGGCCTTGAAGTGAGGTAGTGGGATGTGTGGCCACTTGAATTGAAAATTGAAGAATCCTTTAATTCCGTCAATGGCTTTTCCAACTAGGTCTTTGGCTCCATTGATAGCACCGCCAATGGTGTCTTTGATCCCGTTCCAGATTCCTGATGCAGTTGAGCTGATACCGTTCCAGATCCCTGAAATCGTGCTAGAAATCCCATTGAATACAGTTGAAACTGTTCCTGTGATTCCATCCCAAATCCCAGATAGAGTTGAGCTGATCCCGTTCCAAACAGTTGAAGCTGTACCGGAAATTGTGTCCCAAATTCCAGATAAGATTTGAGCCATTGCATTGAATACAGATTCACAGATACTTTTGATCCCATTCCAGATATTTTCACCAATGCCCTTGATGGATTCCCAAGCTCCTGACCAGTCACCATTGATAATCTGCATCACAGTCTTAATGATGCCTAATACCACATTGATAGCTGTTTCTACAACAGTTTTGATGATCTCCCAGACTGTGGAAATTATGGTTGAAATGTTATTCCATGCAGTTTCAATAAATGGTCCAAGTACATTCATGACTGTTGTCACTACTGCTGAAATAGCGTTCCAGACTGTTTCTGCTGTCTGTCTGATCAATTGTTGATTTTCATTCCACCAAGTTGTCAGGGTTCCCCAAATTTCCATTACAAAACTTGAGATTGCTTGTACAACTGTGTTGATGACTGACATGATAGCATTCCAGACTGTTTCAACAGCGGTCCTGAATCCCTCATTGGTTTCCCATAGGTGCTTGATGGCCAATACAATTCCGGTCACTGCGACAACAACAGCAGCGATCACTGCAATGATTGGCAATGCAGCAGCTATCAGCCCTCCTATACTCGTTCCGACAGCCACAGCGGCAGCTTGAAGAGCAAGGAAGATGGGCGCAAGTACACCGGCCACAGTCACAATTGATCCAAATACTACAACAAAGTTCTTGATTGGTCCCGGCAAGTTGTTGATCCATTCTGCTACCTTCTTGAAAATATCCACAATGATGTCAAGGGCTGGTGCGAATGTTTCAGCAATTGCTCCACCAACCTCAGCCATAACGATTTTCAAACCGTTTTGTGCTGTAGTGAATTTGTCAATTGGATCTAGGGTGTTTTCGTAAGTTTGAGAAACCAGACCGGCTGACACTTGTGAAGTGTAGCCTAAATCTTCCATGTTGAATTTCCCACGTTTGATTGCATCAATCATTTGAGGGGCTTTCTTTGCACCAAAGATCTCCATAGCGATTCCCATTGCTTCTGTCTCTGACTTGCTGTTCTTAATGGCTTCAATGGTTTCTTTCAGCCCTTGCTTCATGGTCTTACCTTGCTTGGTATAGACACCGGCTGCTTTAGTCAGTCCAGAAAGTGCTGCGGATGAATCAACCCCGTTTTTCTCGAATTGACCAATAAGGGTGACTGCTTCACCAAATTCAAGACCAAGCATCTTGATTTGAGGCGCTCCATCAGTTGCCTTTTTCATCAACTCATCAACAGAAACCCCTGTATCTTGAGAAACATAGGTCACATTATCCAGAATTTCTGTTAAGTCATCAATTGATAAGCCATAGGCTTCCATAGCTTGCTTTGATTGGATTGTTGCGTTTGTTACATCTGTACCATTGATCTCAGAAAACTTGATCATGTCTTCTGAAGTCACTTTCAAAGCGTCTCCAGTTAATTTGAATTGAGTATTGACCTCACCAACCGCATTCCCGATGGTACTGAAATCAGTCGGGACCTCAGTGGCTATGCCATTAGCAATGCCTTGCATTTCTTCAAGAGCTTTTCCACCGGCACCAGTCTTGGTGACAATAGTGTCCATTCCTTCATCAATTTCCCGGAACGCATCTAGAGCGCTCTTCCCAAAATCAACTAACTTTTGACTGATTTCAGATAGCTTCTCAGAGAATTGGTTCAGTAACTCAGCTTTCAGAAGCTTGTTTGTCTCTTCAAGACCACTACTGGCTTTCTTTCCTGACTCACCAAGATTTTCCATCTCATTAGCAAGCCCGTTGAAGGCAGCCTTAGACTCATTCAGTTGAGTCTCTAGCTTGTTGACTTCTGTTGAGTTCTCACCATATTCTTGTTTTGCAATGGCGAGTTGTTTCTCAAGGTTTTCGACCTGTTGGGCGACAATCTCACTTTGCTTCCCAATCTTTTGTTCAGCAAGTGCCAGCTTATCTGCTTCACTAGCGTTGGAACCCATTTGGCTTTCTTGTAGCTTGAATGAGCTGACAACTTTGTCACCTTCGCTGGCAAGGCGCTGTTGCTCATTTTGAAGCTCTTTCAGTTGTTCACGGTTTGACTTAGTAGCATTCCCATTTCCATCCAATGCCTTATTGACATTCTCAAGCTTGTTCTCATAGCCCTTCAGGATATTTTCTGTCTGGACCACTTCCCGTTGAAATGCACGGTATTGATCAGCACCAATGTCACCGCTCTTGAATTGAGCTTCAACTTGTGCTTGTGCCTGCCTCAATGTTTCCAACTTTTCCTTGGTAGTTGAGACTTGCTTTTGAAGGACTTCTTGTTTTTGAGCTAATAGGGTCACATTCCCTGTGTCAAATTTCAGAGCCTTGTCAATACTCTTCAATTCTTTTGCTGCTTCGATAGAAGCAGAATTTACTTTCTTCAGGGCGTTTTGAAGGGGCTGTGTGTCACCACCAATCTCAATTTTTATCCCTTTAATATTACCGGCCATATTTCCTCCTTTCACATAAAAATATAAAGAGCGCCTAAAGGATTCTTGTGATCAATTGTCCATCCATTCGATGAACTTGATCTCAGATTCTTCCTCTCAGCACTCTATTTCAGACTAAAATGAGTCAAAATCTGACTGTGTGGCCTTGCGTGTTTCTGATTTGTTTTCAGTGCGCAAGTTCACATAATCTGTTTGATAGTCCAGAGCCATTCCAATTGAAATGTGCTTTAGATCATCAATTGTAAGTCCAGTTTCTTTACAGCATGAAAGGTATGATTCTACTGTAAAGATTTCATCACTGGCTGATTCTGACTCATCTGGTTTTTTTTTGATGTCATTGTCTCATTAATCATTTCCATTAGGATTGGAGCGATGTCCTGCAAAGGAAACTCCTCCATCTCCATGAAGAATTGTTCATAAGGCTTGATGTGTGGGTTCCCTGATTTTGTGAAAACCCAAAACAAGCGATTGAAGAAGGTCATGTCAAAATTGGCCAACATGTTGATGTCAACTTCATTGTTGTCATTCTCAGCCATTTGCATGATGTTCTGGTTTGAGATCATTCCAAATAGATCTTGGAAGAAGTCTTTCCCAAACTCACTCTTATAAGCGATAGGAGTGTAAGCATTGGTTACAAGCTCATACTCCTTTTCACTAATGATCACACTCTTACGCATTTAAGACCTCCTCAATTACAAAACTTGATTAGGTTCATAGACCTTTTCAAACCATTTCTTATAAACTTCTTGATCATCTGCTGATGTGATGGAACGTTTCACCACTTGATCACCGGGACGGGGACTAGAATTGAAACTCAATTCACGTTCATTCACGTTGGTTCCGTTCTTAGTAGATGATCCACTAGATGGGCGGCTTGCTGAACAGTAATACAGGACATGACGTGTCTTGTTAGCATCACCAGAGAATTCAAACATAAGAGCAAAGTTGGTTGTCTTAGCATCTGCTTTTTCTGTGATGACTCCTGTTGTAGTGTCTTTGATGTCGCCCAAGATTTTTGTAGCGAATGCTTCAATGATGTGTGGGACTTTGAACTTACCTTCATATCCCTCATTTGAATTGATGAAATGATAATCAATGTTATCAGCTTTCACTGAGCCAGAATCCCCTTTAGGGTCTAGCGTCAATTCCATTGCTCCCGGAAAACGGAAGACCGGACCATAAGTGATCACTCCTGTTTCACTGATGGATTGGATTGGTGCCACATGGACATTTTCAAGTCCATAGGTAACTTTGTTTTCAGTCATTTCTTTCCTCCTCAATATAGATAGACTTCATAAGACTTCACAAATAGTCTTTCTGATTCAATAAAATTTTCTTCCTGAACATCATAAAAGAGCTTGTGGACATTCCACAGCTCTTCCAATCGTTCTTCTAATTCCTCATCTTTTCGTTCAAAGGCTAATTCTACAGTGACAGCACGGATCTTGTATGATGCTTGATTGTCTGCCCCTGTGATAGATGGCAAGCTTTCAAAATAGATAAGGTAAGGCAGTGACGGGACATTTCCTTCCCTGAATGCCTTGTAGGTGACTGGCAACCCAGCCTGTTCCAAAATTTCTGCAAACTCTGACAGCTTCATCTTCCAAGCTCCTTCAATTTCTTTTCAAAATTCTCAATAGCGTGATCTTCTGCCGGCTTGATGTGTACGATGCCGGAAACCCGTCCCCCGTTCCTTTTGATATGCCCGAATTCAAGCAAATGAGGAAGACGGTAATTTGTGTTATGCACTACAAAATTACCTTTCCCCATTTTCTTTTTCTTCCACGTTTTAGAATACTTCCCAAAGCGCTTTGGACTTGTCGCTTTCAATTCTTGGACGGTCTCTTCTGCCGTTTCTTCTGCTATCTTGTCAACTTTTTCTTCAACTTCTGTGGAATATTCTGCTAATGCTTTAGCGATTTGACTGGCTAGATCTTGGCTCATGTCATTTTCTCCACTAGGGTCAATTCAAGGATGTTGAGGTTGATTGGATATGTCTTCAAAATCCGGTACTCCTTACCACCAAATTCAGCAAATTCCTGATTGTCATATTCAAAGCTGTGAATATCAATAATCAGATTGGGACGAATGCCAGCCTGATTGGCTTGGTAAAATTCTGACCGTGTGATAGATTTTTTCTTACAAAAAATTGTAGTCTTTACTTTCTCAGTCAGATCTTGCTTGAGCTTGTCCTTGCCTTTAATTTTAAAACCTATCAATGTGATTTCATCATTCCACATCTCACACCTCTTTCTTGGAAGAGATTTGCAGATTGTGCAAGCGCCATTGAAGGTGACGTGGCAAATCAACACCACCTTCATAGCGATAAGCAGCAAAGTCAACAATGAACATTTCATGGTCAGCACGATCTGGAACCAATTCAACACCCAGATTGTTTGTTAATTCGCTGATGACGCTTGAGACAATCTTCTCTAGTGTTTTATCTCGCAAATTTGAAGCAATTCCTAATTTGATTTTAAGTAATTCCACTAACTGACCAGTGTCCATGCTATTCTTCCTCTTTCTTGGTTGCTTTCTTGCGTTTTGGTTTTTCTTCAGAGGTTTCTTCTACTTCCTCAGTAGTTGCTTCCACTTCTTCAGAGGTTTCTTCTGCTTTCTCAGCAGTTTCTTCCACTTCTTCAGCGGCCTCTTCTACTTTCTTAGTAGCTTTCTTCACTACTTCATCAGTGATGAAGATTGAACCTGCTGAGTTGAAGCCTGTCAAGAGTCCTTGAACAAACTCTTGATCAGGTTCATAGCCTTTGCGTGGAAATACATCATCAATTTTATATTCATGTTGTTCTTTGTCACGCATGTCCTTGAATGGACGGATTACTGTATAGGGCATGTGATACCTCCTTACGCTACAACATCAGTGTATGTGCCAAAGAATCCAGCAGCTTCATCTACTTTCTTGACGTCAAGACGTAGGAAGAGCCCAAGCAATTGGCCATAGATGTCATTGTTAATCCATTTGACAGATACTTGAAGACGGTCAAACAATTTAACGAATTCTGCAACATCTCCAATAAAGAACTTCATATCACCTTCATTGCCAAACAAAGTGTCATCCACTGGATAAATCTTTTTGCCACCGAATGAATATCCTGTAGGTGATGTGACATCTGGTTGAAGCATATATTTCCCATTTTTATCCTTGACCTTGTCAAGCGCTGCAAACATTGATTGAGTTACAACAATACTTGGTTTGTAGATTGATTTTAGTTTCTTGTTGTAGATATCTTTAATGCCATCTAATCCAGCAGCATCTGCTGGAGTAGCTGTTTTGAGTACAGCAGTAATTAATGAAAGCTCAGTATTTTCACCTTGATTGACTACTTCATCTTCTACAATAGACATGATGTCGTAGTCTGCATCATCAATCATTTCTTGAGACACAGGAATGTATCCACGGTAAGTCTTGATTGAGTAATCAATTTCACTGATCTTTGGTTTTCCAAGCTCAGGATTTGCTTTCAATTCATCAGTAGAAGCCATTTTTCCATCTGTCTTCTTGATGACTGGATATTTACCAGAACCACTATTCACTTGAACACGTTGGACAAGATCCAAGAGTGGATTGCGTGTCTTTTCAAGGAAGTGAGGTTTTAACACTTCAGTTGGGATCAAAGCAGCGCTTCCAGAGTCAGTTGTTTTAAGACCTTCAATGTCACGAGTTTGACCAGTACGAATGAATTTAGCAATTGCGTCACGTTGTTCCAATTTCTTTCCTCCACGTTGCTCAACATCTTTGAATGTTGGGGCTTTTCGATTTTGTTCATCAACTTGCTTTTGAAGGACTTCAATTTCTTCTTCAAGTTTTGCTTTTTCTGCTTGTTTCTCTTCTAATTCTTTTTGAAGATCTTCAAGGCTTTTTTCAACCGTTGAAACTTCTTCTTCAGTTTCAGCACGGTCCAGTTTTTCTGCTTCGATTGCTGAACGGTTGTTCAATTCTTCAATTGCTTCTTCCAATTCAACAATCTTGTTTGCTTTGGTGCGCATACGTGCGCCCAGAATCAATGCTTTGTTCATAAATTGTATTTCTCCTTAATTTTTATTTTGCGTTCATTTAACGCTTCAACATTGGCACGTTTTAGACATTCAAAGTCTTTTTTGCGTGCAGCAATTTCAGTTTGTGGATATGCTGGGAACGTGCAAGGGCTAACCTCAAAAATTTCAAGCTCTAGCACGGTATCAAGATAGGAACCATCTTCACGCTCAATAGTGTCCACCTTAATAGGCATGAATCCAAAACTGCATCCAACAATGTCCCCACGCTGTACACGGGCATAAGCTCCTATAGCGTCTGGATCATTTCTGTTGATGATAATGTCACCATAAAGGCCTTTGTCATCAACTTTGAGACTCACTGTGCTGTTCCCTGTGCGTCCTAAAACTAGGTTATGATCATGATTGAATAATGCACGGATGTCAGCATTCTTGATTGCTTCTTCCACTCCTGCACGTTTGATCACTTCAAAATAGCCTGGCCACAGCTCAGTTTCTTCATCGAACCGGATGAAGTAGCCACTCAGAATCAAGTCACCAGATTCTTGTTCTTCTCGTGTCTCGAATTGAGTGGCGATGTATGAATTACGTTTCTTCACTGGCATTTCCTCCTTCCTTATTTAATTTGCTCTGATTGCCTAACTCCCCTTGTGGAAGGTAGTTTTCAAGAACAATAATTTCATCCATTTCAGGATCTGGAGTCATACCAACCCAATCTCTCCACTCATTTCTACGCATTGCAGCACTGTTGGTCATTTGTTGAGCAACAGTTGAAAGCTCTGTGATGTCGTATGAATACAATGAGCGTGGATTGAATTTGAAGTAGCGTGTGGTTGAAGTCAGTAGGTCTCTTGTGAGCGTCTGAGTGATCGTTGTTGCGATGCTCATGATGGTTGTATTCACAAAGTTGTTGTATTCTTCTTTGTTGAAATCTCCCACACCTAACACAAAAGCCGGAACACCTAACATTCCAGCTACTGTCTTCTTATCAATTTCTACTGACTCATTCAAAGCAATGTCATTCAGACTCAATGGCTTCACTTGTTCCACTTCCATCAAGGCATCAGGAACAATCCAAGGTTCACCAGACCGGCTTGTAGTCAAGTATTTCTTAGCGATTTTCTCTCGCCCCTCAACAGTCCCAAGCTCTTCACTGGATGAGTCCACCTTCACGATGAGACTTGGAACGTTCTTTCCGTTCATGAAGCCCTTCTTGGTCTGTGTGGCCATATTTAAATTTCGGACAATGTCTTTCAAAGCCAATCTAAAACCGGTCCCAATATAAGGCCGGTCTGGATCAGGATTGATTGCAAAGTGAACCACTTCATCTGGATTGAAATCAGTGTCCCTGAAGTGGATCATGTATGTTAAATCATTACTCTTGAACGACACTTCTGACATTGGAAATGGTCTGAGGTTGCTGATGTAGTCAGTCATTGGATCATATTCCACATGTAGCACAGAATTCCCATCGCCAAACAGGAGTAAGTCCCTGACAATCTTGAAGATCCATGATTTTCTTGTCATGTGATCACAAGGGTTGATGTCAATCTTACGGGCTAACCCGTCCTTGATCCGTACATCACCGGATTCTGTATTCTCCATGAGCTGGATAGTCATATTTGAGACCATATCAGCAATTTTATTGACTGCCATGATCACATCTGGATTTCTAGCTAATGGAATATAGCCATCGCCATCATACATGATGCCCAAATCAGAATTGCCAAAGCTTGTGAACATCGTTTGAGACTTGCCACGCTTAAATAATTTGTCAAAGATTCCCATATTTCTCACCCCCTTTCTATCTAATCAAAGTAAGCCATCACATTCTTGTTCTTGCCAAGGTTAGCAAGCGCCTGAATACAAGCGAAAACACTCGCATCAAACAAGTCAATTCTTGCTGTACCGCCATCCCCGTCCAATTTTTCATACTGGACAGCATCATCTACTTTCTCAATGGCTCTGACATTGCTGACACAATACTCATAAGCGTCCGAATGTACATAGTAAAATTCTTTATTTTTCACTTTTAATTCAATTCTTCTGAATCCCTCTGATTTCAAATAGAATAGCTGAGGCTGGTCAATCATTTTGAATTTAGCTTGCTTCATTTTGAGCATAAACTCTCTACCAAACTTTCTATCCATACCGACAGCAGCAATTTTGAAGCCTTTTTGTCTCATCTCTATGAACCATTTAACAATGTCATCATAGAGAACTGTTGGGGTGTTGCTCATTGTCAGCCATCCATCTGATTGCCACCCAAATAGTGGGATACCATCATCATTGGCTTTCTTTTGAGCATTGACACGAGGGAAGAAAGCGTGTGTGATACAGATATCAACATCTTTTTCACCATCGTTATATACACCGTATAAAGCAGCAGCGGTCAAGTCATGCAGTCTTGAAAGGTCAGCTCCTCCATACCAGCGAATAGGAAGCCTTGCAAGCTCCTCAATGGTCCAGTCATAGCAGTCATCACTAGCAATGAACTCATCTGGATTGAAATAAGCGTTCATTGAGTTAGTAAAGACATTCAGAGTCTTATTGAAAAACTCGTTTCTGGTCTGTGGATCATTCAAGGCCTGTTCTGCTTCTTCCTTGAGGGCTTTGAGTGAGACGGTAACACCCCATGACGGATTTGCCATCTTCAACACATTCTCATCCAAGTAGTCTCCCACATCTCCATCAGTGTCCTGATTTGCCTTACAGATAAAGATGAAGAATGAATCATCTTTGACCAGCTCTTTCAACACCTTCTGACAATATTTTAGACGGTTAGCAAGGAAGCCTGTTGGAATGTCCCCGGCTGTTGAGATAACAAAAAGCATACTGTTCCGGTATGCTGACATTGTTTTTTTCATAAGACCGTATTTCTTGGAGTTCCTCATGGTATGTGCCTCATCTAGGATGATGACATTCCCATTGAGAGAGTCAAGCCGGCTTTCATCATTGGCTAGTGCTTGGATGAAAAATGAACCCTCCTCGCCAAAATTGGCAGTGATGGAGTGTTCTTGGTTGTTATCTTTGATACGGATGTTCTTGTCATTCCATCGCTCAACATTGAACCTCAAGAATCCAAAGGCTTCCAAGGCTTGCTTGACAGAATTGGCTACAATATAGCATTTTGAACCGCTATCTGTATCAAGAATCTGATAAGCCAAAGCGATTGCGGCAGTGAAGGAAGTCTTGCCATTCTTTCTGGCAAGCATGATCAAGGCTTCTTTGAAACGTCTCTCATTCGTTCCCTTGATGTAGAAGCCAAAGAGATTGACCACAACAAAATGTTGCCACGGTTGAAGTAACAAGGGCTTGTTACGGATAGAGACCGCAAACATATCATCACCCTGCTGATGGACAATTGTGTGTTCGATGAAATGGACAACAAAATCAACCATGTCTTCATCCATCTCAAACTCTGGATTGTCTAAATCTTTCAGGAAGCGTGATGCTGCCAAAATGTTCTCTTCACAATGCTCTTCCTGATGGTCTAGAACGTGTTGAACGTATTCTTTAGCTTTCTCCACGTTACCCATCAGACTTCACCCGTTTCTTTTTGATTTCATCCTTGAATTTCAGAACCTCTGTAAGAACTGACCCATTGTCTTGCTCTACCACTTCACCAAGTGATTTAGGATTCATCATCAATTGATTAGAATAACTGAGTATGTCTTTCCGTAGGATTTCCATCGCTGTGAGAATGGGGACCTTGCGCTCGTTCTCAGCTCCTGCTTTGTTAACGTAGACATCTGTGACAGGATAGCCCATATCAGCATAGTCTTGAGCAAGTTTCTGATACTGAAATAGCATTCCTGAAAAGATGTCAATGATCATGTCAAATTCTTTGCGATATGTCCCAAGCTCTTTCATCTGTTTGATGACTTTTGACTTGATTGACTTAGCTGTGACTGGTTTTGCCAAAAACTAGGCCTCCTTCCTGAAATCCCTTTAGTTTTTATCCCCTTTTTGTCTGAAGGCCTCCGACTTGGAAAAAGTTCCCTTCACCGGTTCCCAGACGCTCGAAAAAAATTTTTTTCGATGGGGGGGATAATTGAAAAATTCAAAAATTGAAAAATTGAAAAATTCGATTTTTACAAAATTTCATTTTTTTGATTTTTGTAAAAATTCAAAAATTCCCTTTTTCGTTTCTTTTGCCAAAAAATTCCTTGACCAATAACTTTATCATTGGTTCTATCATGAAAAGTATTGTGTCGCTTGTTAGTAAGTGGCAGACAATTCCATTCTTGGAATTCTAGTTCAGGATATTCGGACACTGGAAAAATATGATGGACCATTTCAGCCGGTTCTGATATTCCATATCTTAAACTCTCTTGACATAGATAATTATATTTCCTTAGAATCTTATCCCGGAACTTCTCCCACTTCTTTGTCTTCAAAGAAGGTCTGACAATTTTGTTATACATCTAATCCTCCTCAGACAAAAAGGACAGACCAAACTAGTTGGCTGTCCCTCTCATACTTGAAGCTATGCTATCATAATATTTTATTTTATGTGAGAAAACAAGAGCTTATTTTCTCATCTTTTTTTAAATGGTGTTCCTTCCCAGTGTACAAGGATCCCTGAAACAGTTACATTTAATACTTCATCTTTGCAAATAGAATAACCTACAATCTCATATTTTAATCCAGGGTTATTCTTGATATCCATGTTCAATCCTTCTACTGCACTGCGTACTAATGGAATATCTGTGTACTCTTTTATTACCATGCTGTTGTTCATAGTTTTATCATTCTCCTCTTTCGTCTTCAACAGTGATAGACCCATTTTCAACCATTGCTGTCCCAAAACATAATTCACAAGTTCCTGTTTGTTCTTCCTGAATGTCTGACATGTATTCAATGACTTTGTACTTCACTTTTTCCCCTCACTTTCACATATCTTATATTTTGTTAAGCTTGCCTTGTTTCTGAAATCCTTTTAGGATATGGCTTTCAACCGTTCCTCTTTTCTTAGCTTATGCTTAACTCATTATGTTAATGTCAAAATTATAAAATTAAATAACGAAGTTTCTCAAGGCATCATCTAGTTCAGCTTGTTCAATTCCGATGTACCTCAGCGTAATGGCTGGAGATGAATGATTGAACATCTTCTGTAATGTGCCTACATCCTTTGTTTTGTTGTAGTATTTATAACCAAATGTTTTGCGCATTGTATGTGTTCCTACGTTATCAATGCCCAATTCTTCAGCAGCTTCGTGAATGATCTGGTAGGCTCGTTCACGAGTGATAGCCTTGTTTCCTCCTTGCCTGCTTTTGAATAAGAAATGATGGAACGGCTTCCCTTCGACATACTTCCTCATTTCTCGCTTTAGCTCTTTTGTCATCCTACGAGAAATCTGCTTGCCAGTCTTTCTTTCTCGTAGTTTGATGTGCCATCCCTGAACATCTTTAACTTTGAGTGTGAGGATGTCACCAACACGCAAGCCTGTATTGAGACCAGTGATAAATAGCATGTAATACATTTCATTCCACTCTCTCAGATAATCTTTCATGGCTTGAATGTCATCCGTGTCCTTTATGGGCGAGACTTCTTCCATACGCTTCCCCCTCTCTATATTAAAATTGATTTTCATAAGGAATTGGGAGTGCAGGAATCGAACCTGCAACCAATTGATTAAAAGTCAATCGCTCTACCATTTGAGCTAACTCCCTAACCACTATTAGGAGACCCTCTCATCCATGATGTGATTATCATGAACAAGATTATATTTTATTTTGTGTGAGAATACAATAACTTATATTCTCAATTTAGAGTACACCTTTCATTCTTGCGTAGGTTTCCAAGATGCCAGCACGCTTGCGGTAAATTGTAGCATTGCTGACAAATTGCTTTTCTGCGATTTCTTCCCAATCAAGATTGGCTTGCCCCCATCTTAAGTAGAAGATGTCAAGTTGTTCTCCTGTCAGTTGCTTCTTGAAAGATTCAACAGTCTCTTTGAACAGCTCAAGATTCTTCAGGGTAACATCAGTAGCGAATTTCATCACTGTGTTTTCTGTAGGCTTGCTAATGCCAGACTTGCCACCCCCAACAAGATCATCACCGTTCTTTGCCATCAATTCTGCTTTGCGTGTCCAAATCGCTCTGTCAATTCCACGAAAATTGAATAATTCTTGATCAAGGTTAAACAATTCTCTGTTGTTTAATTTTTTCATTCAGTAACCTCTCTTTGATAGATTTCTACTATCCCTTTTCCTTTTAACTTCTCACAGTGAGCAAGTGCTTCATGTCTTGTTTCAAATTCGGTTTCAGTGTATTCAGCTAAATG